ATGAACAAGGATCAGACTATTTCTTTCCTCCGTGAGTGCCTAGAGGCTATCGGATCTTACTCTGCTGCTTTTGAGCCTCTATTAGAAGATCTATCCATGGCACTACAGGTGCGAGACATGGCTTATCAGAGCCTCATGCGAGACGGTGTTACCGTGGAGGAGCTAAGTCGAGAGGGTGACCCACGAAAGAAGGGGAACCCTGCCTGGCCGATGTTTATCGAGACCAGCAAGGAAGTCCGTGCTAAGCTCACAGCTCTCAACATGACGGTCGCCACTGCGAAGTTTACCAGTGGAGACGAAGTAGATAAGCTAAATCAGATCCTCCTCGAAGCCCTCAATGAGTACACTAAGCCCAAGCGAAGCACAAAAGCTAAAAGCCCAGCTAGTAGAAAGGTTACAAAGAGCTAAGATCCCCTACCCTCGCTTCAACAAGCTGGATAAGCGACTCTCCTCCTATATTCGCACTTGCATCAAGAGCCCCGAACTACATAATATGTATGAGCTCTTCGCCTTGGAGAGCTTTCTCCAAAAGGTCGAGCGCTATACCCTTCGGGACGAGAAGGTCCGCCACTTTATAACTTTTTATGAGCATATCCGGCTCCCAAGCGCCGAGGGTATGGTCTTTTTCCCGCTGACACCAGTGCAGGTCTTCCAATTCACGAATATCTTCTGGTTCTATTATCCCGATGACCCGGATCGGAGGGTGGTGCGTGAGGTGCTACTTTTCGTTCCGCGTAAGTTCAGTAAGACGACTAGCATCGCCACACTTGCCGTCTACGATCTCCTCTACGGAGATGCTAACGCTGAGAGTTACGTCGGTTCGAATAGCTACCAACAATCGCAGGTCTGCTTTGGAGTGATTAGTAAGATCCTCCGGGCTCTAGACCCCACGCTTCGTCGCTTCAAGATCAACCGTGAGCAGGTATTCAATCGTATGCCTGGTAAGATGTCGATTTCTCGATGTCTTGCCAGCGCTGCCGATCGCCTCGATGGGCTGAATGCTTCACTCGTGATCATTGACGAGTATGCCCAGGCGGAATCGGACGCTCTCAAGAGTGTACTCACAAGCTCTATGGGAGCCCGTCGCAATCCCCTAACCTTCGTGATTACCACCGCCAGCGATAAGTCAGATACTCCATTTATCGAAATGCTAGAGGCTTATAAGTCAATTCTTCGAGGAGAGGCGGAGAATGATGCTATCTTCGCCCACGTCTTTGAGCCTGACGCCTTGGATGAAGAGGGCGACCCGAATACCTGGATGAAGGTACAGCCCCACCTCGGAGTTACCGTCCGCCCCGAGTACTACGCAGCTGAGTACGAGAAGGCACAGCTTACTGCTGGAGAGATGAAGACCTTCCGAAACAAACTTCTTAACATCTTTGCTCGAGATGAACGAGAGATGTGGTTGGATCGAGCCACCATCGAGCGTGCCTTTATCTCTGTCCCCCTAGAACTTCTCCGTGGGTCACGGGCTATGTGTGCAGTGGACCTCTCCGTACAAGACGACTTCTCCGCCGTCACCTTCCTCATCTATACCCCGAGTCGTGTCCCTGAGGGGAGGACGACCGTCTGCCCCTTCCACGCTGTGACATACTACTTCTTCCCCCGGGGGCAACTCGATCGCCATGTCAATCGGGAGCTTTATCGCCGATGGGTAGACGCAGGATACCTCCTCCTCTGCGAAGGTGAATCCATCGACTATGCTCAGATAGTGAATCTCATCCTCAGTCAGCCTTTCGCCACCCTAAAGATCGGATACGATCCCTACAAGGCGTTGGAGTTTACCAATCTACTCCTCGCTACCCCCGGGGTGGGGAAGGCGAACCTCGAACCTATTCCTCAAACAAATGGGAGCTTCAACACTGCTGTAGACTCCTTTGAACTTGCTCTCTCCCGTGACCAGATCACCTTCGCTCCGAATCCCATCACCGCTTACTGCTTCGCCAACGCCGTAATTGACTCCGACCGCCTCGAGAACCGTAAGCCCATCAAGGCAACGCCCAACAAGAAGATAGACGGTGCTATCACCTGTCTTATGGGCTTCTGGCTCTTTAATCACTATAAGTCTTAGGACTGTACTCTTTGCTCTATGCCCTCTCCACTCACCAGCTAATCCCTCATTTTATGTTTCTCCTCCAATCCCTCCGTTCGCTCTTCCGTCGTGGCAAAGACTGCCAAAGTCCCTCAGGTACCTCTTCTCTGGATAGCTTCCTCGCTGACTTCGCTCCACGCCGCAACTCCTCCATCTCTACACCAGAGAGTGCTATGGCAATTGCGGCCGTCTATCGCTGTGTGGACATCCTCTCAGGCACTATCGCCTCCCTCGATCTCCAGCATCAGAAGAAAGACCGCAAGGTCTTTATCCACGACGAAACTAGCCCTCTCTCACTCCTTTTCTCAGGTAAGGCTAACGACCGTCAGAACTTCTTCACCTTACTTCAAAATGCGATTATACGCCTGCTCCTTTCAGGTAACGCTTACCTAATGCCCCGCTTCGATCGATCGGGGCAGATCGATAGTCTCATTCTTCTCTCTGAAGGAGCCGTATCATACGACCCATTAAGTAACCGTTACCATATCTCTGATCCAGTCTTTGCTATCGCCGGAGACTTTCCATCTGATGCCATTATCCACCTCAAGAACAAGAGCCTAGATGGGGGCTACACTGGTGTCTCCACTATCCGATACGCAGCCCTTAGCCTCAGCCTCAGCGCCAACGCTGACCGCCAGACCAATGACGGGCTCCTCGCAGGGAACCAGAAATCTGGCTTCCTTGTCGGTGGTAATGAACTCCAAGGAATAGGTGCACTGAGCGAAGACGTTTCTGACCGAATTACAGCTAGGGTGAACCGAGAGATCCAGGCAGGCCAGCGCATCATTCGCCTTTCTGGATCAATGCAGTTCATAGAGAGTAGTATGAGCAACAGCGACGCAGAACTGCTAGAGGTGCGCAAGTACTCCGTCCTTGATGTCTGTCGATTCTTTGGAGTTCACCCTTACATGGTTTTTGCTGATCAAAGCACCAACTATAAGGAGGCCGAGAACTCCCAGATCAACTTTCTCAACCAGACCCTCCGGCCTTTTCTTAGACAGATCGAGCAGGAGTTCACCGACAAGCTCTTGCCACGCTCCCGGCGACAAGCTGAGCGTATTCGCTTCGATCTATCCGCCCTCTTTGCAACGGATCTACGGACTCGTGCCGAGTACGTAAAATCTTTGGTAGAGTCTGGTGTGATGACACCTAATGAAGGAAGGCAATTTGAAGGTCGTGCACCCCTAGATGGAGGAGACACCCTCTTTGTCTCCTGTAATATTGCCCCTATTGATAGCCCCAAGATACGTGGAGATCAGGGGGAGATACCTCTTGAAGAATAGTGGGGCCAAAAGATAGCCCTGTAAGAGTAAGGGTGTATAACTATCCCAAGCAGTATGCCTAAAGATCCTTCAATAGACCACCCAGTAGAAATCCTGCATGAGCGCCGGAGCTTTGATGGCCTAGATACTCGCCCTGCTTTAGGTGGTGGTGAGAGCCGCTGTATTGAGGGGCTTGCCATCGTCTACGAAAGAGAGAGTGAAGTCCTCTATGACTGGTGGGAGGATCGTGCCTTCACAGAGATCGTCCACCGTGGTGCTGTCACAGAGGAACTCCTTAGTTCCTCTGACGTTCTCGCGCTCTACGAGCACGACCGCACCAAGCTCCTCGCCCGTAGTACTCATGGTGAGGGTAGCCTCACCCTCTCCATCACCCAGGAAGGTCTCCGGTATTCGTTCGACGCCCCAAAGACCCAGCTCGGAGATGACACTCTGGAGCTCCTACGTAGGGGGGACCTCCGTGCTTCCAGCTTCCTTTTCGGTGTCGGTAAGGGCGACACCCGCTGGGAACAAAGAAGTGATGGATCATGGATCCGCCATATCGACCATTTCTCCTTTCTTGGTGATGTCTCCGTAGTCAGCCAACCTGCCTACCCACAGAGCACAGCCAACGCTCGAAGTCTTCCCGACTTTCCGCCCTCCGAGGATCCAAAGAAAGAACCACGCTCGATGTCTCCCCTCGAAGAGTACGCACTGAAGCGTGCCAATCTCATTTCCCTCTAATTTACCCCCCTCCCTATGACAAAAGAACAAGAAGAGCTCCAAAAGTCACACGCTCGCTTCAAAGAACTACAAGAAGTCCGCAGAGCAGGTAAGCTCACTGAGGAAGAAGAGCGGGAGCTCATTCAGCTCACTGCTGACCTCGAAGAGCGAAGTGTCAATACCCTCGTGCAGAAGGCTCTCCAAGCGACACAAGACACTGGTAGTGCAGAGGCTAACAAAGCCTTCCTCGAGGCTGGCCGTCGTGCTTATAGCACCCATCAAGCAGTCGATGTGGAAGCACGTGCGGCCACACTCTCCCCTCAAGTCGAGGCGGCTCGCCCGACTGTCATCCAGGAAATCTTGCAGCCACTCGAGGCAGAACTCATCCACACCAAAGTGGGGCTGAAGATCCAGACAGGTGTCCATGGACAACCAGTTTGGCCAGTCTTAGCAGGAGTTAAAGCGACCATCGCAGGAGAGAATGTCGCACTCAGCGATCAGGCTATTAGCCTCGATAAGGTGAGTGCCAAGCCTGAGCGTGTCGGTGTGTATGTCCCTGTCACCATGCAGGCACTAGGTGCGACGAACCTCAATCTCCGCTCGATCACCACTGAGCGCCTAGCACAGGCCGTAGGGGATGCTCTTAACACGGCGCTCTTTGCCAAGACCGCCCCAAGCTCCCCCAACAATGGTATCGGCTCCGTACTCGCTGCACCCTATGCAGCTCCTCTCACATCAGGATGGTCTGCCTCGGTCGCCCCTACGATCAAGGAGGTCGTTGCCCTTGAGGCCGAAGTGCTAGGCAAGGAAGTCAAGGTGGACAATAGTACTGCGTACTTCGTACACCCCAAGACCTATTGCATGCTGAAATCGACCCCCATAGAGAAGGGGAACCCCAAAATGATGCTCGAAGACGGGCACATGAACAATCTCCCCGTAATCTCTACCACCTATATCCCTGAGGACGCTATCCTCTTCGGGACCTTGTCCTATGCGGTGCTTGCTCACCACGGAAATGGTGATCGCTTCTATGCTCAGTACAACGGAGTGTATGATAGGATCGACTTCACCCTCAACGGTGATTACTCCCTCACAGTGCTCCGCCCTGAGGCATTCGCTGCTATCAAGCGTAAGTAGTACACCCTTATGCCCCGGTACCTAACCCTCCCAGAGGCTAAGAAGCACCTCAACGTAGACCACGATGAGGATGATGGCTTTATCGTCGAGCTCCTTGATGTAGCTGAAGATTTCCTCTCGAACCTCCTCCATCGGCCGCTCTATGCAGTTGAGGAATCAGATGGAACTCTTCCCCCTGCTCTTCGACATGCTCTGAGGATGATAGTCGCTCGTCTCTATGCAGATAGGGAGGGGTATCGGTCTGGGCGCATGACGGAACTCCCTTTTACCATTCCAGCCCTCATCAGCCCTTACAGGATAGAGCGATGAACGCAGGAGCCTTTACCCACCGCATTACCTTCATTAGCTCCGTACGTATTCAGAGCCCATCTGGAGCTGTACGCGACGAACGACAGGAGGCCTTTCACACCCGAGCCTTCCTTAAGACATTGCGTCCAACCTTCAATAAGGATGGATTGCAGGCCCAGGAAGTCGTAGACCCTAGCTCACTTGTCTTTGTAGTACGAGACGACAGGCGCCTCACCGCTTGTCGCTGGCTCCGCTGGCGCGCTGACATCTACAGCATCGTCCTCCTCAAGCCTCTGCCCGATCGTACGGTCGAAGTTACCGCCCGATATGTAGACGAGTAATGCCCGAAATTGTCAGCATCACCGGTCTATCCGAGGTAAAGGGCTTCCTAGAGCGGCTCAAGTTCGCTCCAAGCCCTGAGAGGCTTCGTGAGCCCTTCTTTCGGGCTGCAGAACTCTACCAGCAGGACGTCCGCTTGACGCTCCCGGCCTTATATCGCCCTCCGAGTCGAAACGGACATAGACCACGAGGCAACCTAATTCGAGGGCTTCGTAGGCGTATGCCCCGAAGGAGTAGAGGGGGACGCATCAGCCTTTCCGTGGGCTTCTACTACGTGGACGGACGCATGCCTTATAGCGAGAGCAAGGCTGCTAACCATGCTCATCTCATTGACCAGGGCACCGCCAATCGCTACACTCGGGCAGGAAAGTATCGGGGGCATGTCACTCCGACATTCTTCTGGACGGGGGCGAAGCAGCGTCAGAGATATAGAGCTCAGTCCCTCCTTGTGAAGGGTATATCCCGTACTCTATCAAGTATCTAAGGTATGTACGTCGATTCTAATCGTAAGTGGCGATCCGCTCAGTGGGTGCGCACTCAGCTCCTTTCCTCCGAAGATCTTCGAGTCCTTGTCGGAGAGAAGATATTCCCTCTCATAGCTCCAGAAGGTACGGAAGGCGACTTCATCACCGTCACCCGAACAGCCTATGGGCGTGAGTATGACAAGACGGGTGATGCCCACAGCATCACCACTGTTACCGTACTCTGTGTCTCGGACGACTACGACCGAAGTCTTCAGCTTTCAGAGCTCGTTGATGCTGTTCTTGACGGAGGACGTAACGACGATATTGGCAAAATCTTCGGGTCCAGCTCTACCTCCGCCACTCTTGACACCAGCGAAGAGTACTTCCTGGACGGCAAGATAGTCCAGTCCCTCACTTTCGCTATTTCCTAATTCTCTAACCCCTAACCCAACATTATGCCTTCTCCAGCAACACCTCAGAAGTTCGATAAGAACAAAGACCTCATCAAGGGCGAACTGACGATGGTCTTCCTCAATGGGCTCCTGTTTGCCTACGCTAAGAAAGATGACTTCAAGTTCTCTCCCAGCCAGATTGACGTTGCCAGCAAGCTCTCGGGCAAGTTCGACGACAAGATGGGAGGTAAGAACGAATGGTCACTCTCTGTAGAAGCCCTCCTCTCAACGACCAAGGGACACATGTCCTACGACGCTCTAGAGCATATCGCCGCTAGCGGTAAGGCTGTTACTTTCGAACTAGCTCGGGTCACTGTAACCGACAACAATGGCGAACGTACAGCCACCAAGGGGGATGTCCTACGTAAGGGGCGTGTCACCGTCAGCGATCTCTCCAAGAGCAGTCAGAATGGTGAGTATGAGACTCTGTCTTGTACGCTCAATGGCTCGGGACCTCTCCTGACGGGGTCTGGTAAGGAAGTAGGCAGCGCCGAAGCACTTACCGAAGCGGGCATCACCCTCGAATAATGGAAGCCCTTCGCCTCCGCGTAACGCTCCGTGCGGTTCTCCTCTTTGAGAGGCTTTCCGCACGGAGTTTTGCATCTCTAGATCTACAGGATCCAGACGATGTCGAGCTCCTCATCTACACCCTGCAACGAGACGCCACTCCCGAAGGTAGTCGTCTACCTTTCGATGTCTGGAGGAATGTACTCAAGAGCCCCGATGTATCGGAGACTTACTATACAGCATTAGGTAAGGTTCTCGAAGAGTTAGGCGAATTTTCCCTTATGGGAGGATCCGGCGAAGAGGCTGAACTATTGGAGAGTCCCGATGACGCTCCCTCCTTCACCGAAATAGCTACTCAGCTCATCATCGAAGGGGGGATTAGCCCAGACTACGTAATGGATCGGCTCGAACTCTGGGAGCTCCCAGCCTTGCTCCAAGCCCTCGAGGGGCACAAGCGGGAAGGATTAGAGCATACTCGTCTTTTCACTTGGCTTTCTATGCTCCCACACCTCGCTCAAGATGCAGCTGAAAGCCCCGAGAAGATTCTTCCTTTCCCCTGGGACGAGGCAGAACGCTCTGCAGAACGCTCCGCCGTACTTGACATCCTCCGAGGAGCTACCTATACCGCATAGATCAGTATACCCTCATCTCACCTACTCATAAGAGAATAGCTCTGCACTACAGCAATGGCCAACAATCTCTCCTTCACCGTTCGTCTAGAGCTTCTAGCGGACAAGTTCCGCCAGAAGGCCGAAGGTGCTATGAATGCCCTGCGAGGTATCCAGTTCCAAGCCATAGCAATGGCTGGGGCTCTTGGTGCTGGCATCTCATCGCTCTCAGGGCTCCTCTCGTCACTTGTTTCCACGGCTCGTGAAGCAGGCCGTGCTCGTACCACTCTTCGTAATGTTAGTGCTGATGCGCGTGAGTACGGACAGAGTCTTCGCTTTGTCTCTGAGCTATCAAATAAGTACGGCACCGATCTCATCGGTCTCACAGAGGCCTTTGCTAAATTCAAGGCAGCCGCTACACCTGCAGGAGTTGCTGTAGCTGAACAGGAGCGTATCTTCGCTAATATCTCCAAAGCGATGACGTCCTTTGGCATATCAGGAGGGGAGGCAACCCTTACAATGGCTGCCATTACACAGATGATGGGGAAGGGAAAGATTTCCAGCGAGGAGCTACGTCAGCAGCTGGGTGAGCGAATCCCTGTCGCAATGCAGGCCATGGCAAATGCTGCAGGTGTATCGGTTGGACAGCTCGATAGGCTTTTGAAGGAAGGTAAGCTCCGGAGCTCCGAGATTATGGGTAAGTTCTCCGATGAGTTGGCTAAACTCAGTGGTGAGACCTCGACAGATAACCTCGAGGCTAGCCTCGGGCGCTTGAAGAATGCCTTCTCCAATCTGACTGATGCCCTAAGGATTGGTGATCACTTTAAGCGAGCTGTGGATATTGTAAGGGGACTGCTTGAATATCTTCGTACACATCTATCTAACTTCTACATCTGGGCGGGTGCCTTACTCGCAGGCAAGCTTTGGGGGAAGTTCTCCAATGCCTGGAGTGAGGCAGGTGCTGCTATTCGTGCTAGCCAAGCACAAGCCATCGCTGATGACGCTAGAGCCAAGAGCGTTGCCCAAAAAGCAAAGTCTGATGCCGAGAAGGCCCTCCGTTCTGCCCAGGAGAAGGTCGCACGTGCTGAAGCAGCGTTAGAGAAGGCTACTGCTCCCACAAAGTCCGAGGCAAACCGCATATTTAAGGCGCAAGCATCTGGTGACAAGGGATTTTCTTCCGCCGTGGCAAACCTCAGTAAGGCACAGGCTGAGTACCGCCAACTCACAGCTCTCCACCAGTCCTACTTACGTGGACTGGAAGCCTCCGAGCTAGAGGTGGCAAAGCGTCTAGCCGTTGCTAAGCAAACTCTTGCAACTGCCCACGCTGGTGGTGATGCAAAGACGATCTCTGAGGCCAAAATAACCTATGATAAGGTTTTAGCTGAAGCCTCTCGACTTCACGCCCGGAATACAGCAATCCGTGAGCAAGCCGAGATCCGATACGCTTTCAAGGCTGACGAGCTGCAGAAGAAAATCGCTATCAGCGGGCAGGCTCTCAACGAAGCCCAGTACAGACGTCGTGAGCTCCTAGCCGAAGCCCACAGCAAGAATGAAGAGCAGAGGCAGAAGCGTCTCGCCTCCCTACAAGCAACCCTTGACCGAGAGCGTGTAGCCCTAGCTGCTCGAGCTACATCCGTCCCGACGTCCGCTGGTAGCATGTCGGGCGTGGGGAATGCCCAGCGAGCTACACAGTTCGCTGGTCAGCTTTCTTTCCAACGTCAGTCTGCCAGCATTGTGGCGAGCCAAGAGCAGGCCGCTGTTTCCACCGTTTCCCTCTGGACACGTACCACGGCTACCTTCCGTGTTCTATGGGCTTCAGCTGTAGCTACGGTCCGTAGCCTCCTCTCTACCCTTGTACCCATGGCGATTATCGGTGCTATCACAGCCGTTGTCACTGCTATGGTCGATTGGTACAACAAGCAGAAGGAGATCAATGGACTTCAAGATCAATATCTGGCGAAGCAGAAGGCCTTAACCTCCACTCGGGGTGATGAGGCTATCCAGATTCTTCGACTCTTCGATCTATACAAGAGCCTACATGGCAAGCTCGAAGAGCAGAAGACCGTACAGCACCAGTTAGAGAGGAGTCTAGGCCTTCAGGAGGGGAGCCTAGACCGCATTGCTGGTAAGTATGACCAGATCCGGTCTATAGTAGACAAGATCGTACAGCTTAAGGATATCGACCGGCAGATCGACTTCTATAGTGAGACTAGTAAGGATAGCCGTAAGCCTCAACAAGAGCTCTATGAATACCACCTAGAGCGTGGTGGGAAGACGCTCAGTGCCGATCAGCAGAGTGCCGTCCGTAGTGTCATTGCCCGCTATGCTACAGCCACAAAAGAGGAGATGGCTACATGGATGCGTGAGACCTATGCTCGTGTCGGATCTAGCTGGGATCCAGCCAAGGATAAAGCAGCTCTTCTGAATACTATCCATCGTAACCTCCGGGGGAGTTGGGCGACGAAGGCCGAGCAATCCTTCTACTACAGTGCTGCCAATAAAGGTAATACCTTTTCTGACCTCAAGGATGCAGGAACGCGTGCTTTCATCGGTCAAGATGCAGAAGCAAAGATTCAAGAACTTCAGGTCAAGCGCCTGCGCGTCGAGGGGGAAGCAAATGCTGCTGTCAAGGAGATAGGCGGAAGATTTCAAGAGCAAGGATCTGCTACAGGTAGTGGTGAGGAGGATAAGAAGGGTAAGAAGTCTGATCTCGAACGAGCCCGAGAGGCTGCTGCGAAAGACTTACAGGAGGTCGAGAACAAGCGTACAGCACAGCTCTACAAGAGTACCGACGACTATCGACTTGCCCTAGATAAGGTTGCCCAGACTCACACTGAACGCTTGGCATCTCTCCTAGGTGCTCGATCCTTGGAGGACGAGCAATACAAGAGGCTCCAAGGGCTCCTTCTTACCGACCGAGATCTCATCGAAGAGAAGCAAAGGAGCGCTACCGAGCTCCGAGCGCTCTCCGCTAAGGTATCCGCCGGTATTGCTAGCGAAGACGACCTTCGAAATGCCCGTGCAGACCGAGCCAAGGTAGAACTTTCGGCTCTCATCGCCTCAGGCCGTGAGCTTGATGCCTCCGATGCCTATGTCCAAGCCAGGCTCTCCGAGATAGCCGAAGTGTCTGCTATCGCCTCCCTACAGCGTGAGTACACCCATCAGACAAAAATCCTCACTCTGGAGCGTGCCGAAGGCGTCTTATCAGAGACGGAGTACCATAAGGCTCTCGCTGAACTCATCGCATCCACTCGTCGAAAGATCGTCTCCACCGAGACCTCCACCTCTGGTGAGGAGATCCGCAAGAGCCAGCTATCAGAAGAATTGCAGAGCGACCTTCAAAAGCTTACCCCTAGCCTTCTACCCTCACGCAAGATCCGTGATACGGCGCTTGACTACAAGAAGACAGAACTTGACAAGCGAAAGGATGAGAAAGAACTCCTTGATGAGTATATCGGCCAGCTAGAGAAAGCCCAGAAGGCTGGACTAGAGGTTGGAGAAGCCTTGCAGAAGGCACAAGCCGAAGCCAAGACACTTGGACAGGCTGTAAAGCTAGCAGAGCTCTCCGAGGATCTCAAGAAGTATCAGAAGGCCATCGCTGACAAGACCCTCTCCGGGATCAAGACCGTCGCTCAAAGCGCCCGCAACCTAAAGAGTGCTTTCGACGGCCTGAAGAAAGCCTTCGACCCCGACGAGAGTGCCAGTGCTTGGGAGCGCTTCTTTGCAGTCTTCGACTCCGCCAGCCAAGGTATCGATACGATCCTTAGCCTCGTCTCTATGGTCCAGGAGCTCACTAAAGCTCGTGAAACTGCTGCCGCCGTAGAGCAGGCTCTCACCGCCCAAAAGATCGCCCAGACGACAGCTGTTACGACAGCTGAGACTACCAGTACAGCCACCGAAGTAGGACTCTCCGCCACCCGTACCGCTGCCACCACTATAGAGACCAAGGCTGACACCATCGGTGCTGCAGCTAAGGTTGCAAAGGCGCATGCCGCCCTTCCCTTTGTGGGCGTTGCTATCGCAGGCGCCATGATCGGTGCCCTAATCGCTACTATTGCCTCTTCAGCCAACAAGGTGCCCAAGTTTGCTAGTGGAGGGATTGTCCCAGGTGGTGATGGTTCCGGAGATCGCGTACTAGCACGTGTCAATCCGGGAGAGCTTATCCTCAATAAGGCTCAGCAGGGACGGTTGGCGAACCACCTCACCAGCACTAGTGCCCTAAGGGTAGAAGTAGAAGGGCACATCCGAGCTAGAGACATTCTCCAACTTTCCACGGTGGCTACCCGACATAAGACTCGATAAAGTCTATCTCTTCACCTTTTCATTCCCTATCTCTATGTTCCCAACACTCACTACACTAGTCTCTACAGCCGATCTCATCCGAGATAGCCTCCTCTTTGTCGCCCTGCACGGAATTGTACTTATAGCAGTGCTCATAGATCTCTCTAGTGGCTGGCACAAGGCAAAGCGTCTCGGAGTTGCACGTACTAGCAAGGCTTTGAGGAAAACTGTCAGCAAGGTTAATAGCTACCTCTCCTGCCTGTTGCTGCTTTCCATGATGGACGTTGCTCTCTATATCGTGGACTTCTGGACTCGTTTCAGTATGCCGGAGCTCCCTTACTTCTGCGCCCTCGGTACCATCCTCGTCCTCATTATTGAACTCCGTAGCGTTTATGAAAATCGCTCCGTGAATGACCCATCTCTCCCTGACGAGGACGAAGTTATTCTATCAGAAAAAGTTCAAGGTGGACTCGAAGTTTTAGAGAGCGCGCTCCACCTCATCTTACGGGCAAAGACTAAAGGCTTATCTGAAGAGGATATCCAACAGCTTTCCCGACTTATCTCCCTTATTCCACCCAAAAATCAGACCCAAGATGAATCTCAATCCCAGTCCCAGCCTCAGGACTAAGTACTTTACCCTCTCCGAGCTCATTCACAGCTCGACGGCCACAAATCGAGGCTGGTCTAACACGCCTACCCCCGTGGCTCTCTCCAATCTTCATCGTCTTATGGTCTACCTCGACGAGATCCGGGAGGCTTATGGCGCTCCAATCCGAGTGTCTAGTGGCTACCGGAGTCCTCGCCTCAATAAAGCTGTTGGAGGCGTCTCAGATAGCCAGCACCTCTATGGTCTAGCTGCAGACCTTGTCACGGAGGACCTTCCGCGCCTATTCGAGGTAATTAGAGCCCTCGGAGGCTTTGACCAGCTCATTGATGAGCGTCCGAAAAGCAGTAGTAGATGGGTGCACGTCTCTATTGCCGCCGAAGGTAGTAAGCCTCGGGGCCAAGTCCTCCTATATAACGGGAGAGGATACAAGCATATTAAGTAATTACAGGAAGAGCCCATGAGCACTCCCTTCACCTCAAACAGGATGATACGACAATGATAGACTTAAAGAATGTCGTACGTGTACCCTATGGTACCGACCAGCTCTTCAGCCTCATAATCGACTTCGAAGAGCCGGGAAACCCTCCTCCCGTTGGAGACCCGCTCCCCCCGCCACTAGATCTTAGACAGGTGGAGGGGCTGACCGTCACGCTCAGTAGCGAGTGCGGGGATGTCTACAGCGATATTCCTATCCGCATCGGGGAACGAGAAGGGCGACATAACCTGCTCTTCGTGGAGCTACCGTGGGAGAAGCAGCATCTTGGACTCTGGTGGTGTAATGTCGTTTTCGACATCCCTAATAACGACTATGCAGATGGCAAGTGGCACCATACGAGGCGCTTCCCTTTATGTTACGTGGCAGGGGCAGAGACCGCGGGTAGCGTACGCCCACGGCCTCAGCCCGAGCACACTCTACTTCTTTCTCGTGCCACTGGAGCGTCGTATCCCTTCTCTGCTCCGGATATGGAGACAAACCTATTCGTCTACAGTAGACTCGCTATGGGACGTATTAACTACAGTAATATTGAGCAGGCCTTTGGCTATGTCCATGACCCGACATTCTACCAGATTGCTCCAGGGGAGGTACTCCGATTTACGGAGTACGGACTATTCAAGGGCTGGGAAAATCTGTCCACGAATATCTATAAGGGGTGGGCTGATGCTCATCCTCCTGCGAGTGTCATCTTCTACGATGAACTTCGTGTACCCTTCCTGAAAGTGGAATACATAAAGGTGTCTGAAGCTGGAAATGGCGGGAGGAGTAAGGATAAGCGACACGTTAGTGGGGAACTCATCATCGCCCCAAGGCGCGCAATGTACTACCGATACGACGCTATCTGGCAAGGGGCTGCATTGATTCTACAGCGTGTTGATATCCGCCGTCCTGCCCCAAGACCTGACGCCTTTCGCCCAAGCCCGATAGACGAACAGTCTCGCTACCCCTTTCCAGAGATAATTCCTTTCCCAAACTAAGAGGTGCTATGAAGAGAAAAAAGATTTTCCTTGCTCTCCTTGTCTACCCGTGGTTATTCCTAGTGGGCTGTCAGGTGAGGACACGAACCGTGACCTTGGAGCGGATAAAGACTGAGTGGCGCGACCGAGTTGTACGTGACAGTGTCCTCATCCATGACAGCATCTACGTCCAGGAGAAGATCCGAGGAGATACCGTCTACCGAGAGCGAGAGGTGTGGCGTTCCCGAGAACAAAAGGTACACGACACCATTCGTCTTTATCGTACCGACACCATACCAGTCCCAGTTGAAGTGGTTCGTGAGGTACCCCGTCCCTTCTTCCAAGAGTTACGGCGCTCAGCGCTTTTGCTATGCGTCGTCCCGATAGTATTCGCAGCGGTGATACTTGCCCTTCGGAAATGGAGACAGCGCTAA